CTTTTGCAAATCCCGGCCTTGGCATAACGATCCACCCTGACAACATCAGAGCTGTTTTCAATGATCCTCCCGATGTTGTAATGACTGAGGTTTTGAATCGATGGGTGCAAACCATCTCAAGCGTTATTGGTGCCAAAGAGTGGCAAGCCTGTGGCGATGATTCAATTGATCTGGATGAGGACAAGCTCACATGGATGGCGATTGACATTTCACCGGACAGAAAACACGCAAGCCTTGTGGCCGCTCAAAAGCTTGGATCGGAAAGCTTTGTGATCAAGCTGTTGCACACATGGGAAAACACCATCCAGCTTGATGATCGGGCGATTGCCAATGATGCTGCCTCATACTGTCGCAAATACCCAATTGAGTATTTGTTGTACTCAAGGCGCACCACAGGCGCGGTTGCAGCGCGTATGCAGCCAGCGGGTATCCCGATCCATGACATGGACAGCGACTACCCACAAGCTTGTGATGAGCTTTTGGGCGCAATTAACAGCGGTCGGTTAAAACACAGAAACCAGAGCTCACTCACAGAGCAAATGCTTTCAGCTGTGCAATTACGCAGAGGCGATGGCGGTTGGGTTATTGGAAGGCGTGCGAGCCAAACCAGCGTGACCGCTGCCGTAGCAGCCGCACTTTGCACTCACTTTGCGACACGCCCAGAAAACGAAATTGACATTTTGGTGGGTTGATCCTTGACATTTTGAGAAAATCCTCCCATGGGATTATTTGACCGAAAGCGCACCATTGAAACAGTCGCGCCATCGCGCGGTGCTGACATAGCCGCACAAATCGGGCCAGCTCCAACGCTTGATGCATTTTTTCCATTTGGTGGAGCTGATTACATTGCAAGCCGTGAGGAAGCAATGAGCGTGCCGGCAATTGCTCGCGCACGCAACATGATTTGTTCATCCATTGCAACAATTCCAATGATCACACGCGATAAAGACACGGGCGCAATTGTTGATCAACCTGTTGTGATTTCTGATCCTGACAAGCGGGTACCAGGAGCAGCATCATGGGTTTGGGCTTGTGAGGATTTGTTATTCACGGGATTTTCGTATTTCCAAATCATTGATTTGTTTGCAGACACCGGCCGCGTGCGGCAAATGTGGCGCGTTGCTCCGAATCGTGTTGGCGTTTTCTTGAATTCAATTGGAACGCAAATTGAGTATTACACAGTCGATGGCACGCGCGTGCCAATGTCTGGTGTTGGCTCGCTTGTTGTGTTTTACGGCAATGATGAAGGTTTATTGAATCGCGCTGGTCGCACAATCCGTGCTGGTGCAGAGCTTGAAAGAGCTGCCGCAATGTACGCACGCGAACCGGTGCCATCAATGGTTTTGAAATCAAATGGCACAGCATTGCCAGCTGATCGAATTGCAAAATTGCTTGATGCATGGGGCGCAGCTCGTAGAAACCGCGGCACAGCGTTTCTCAATGCTGATGTTGAACTCACAACAGTTGGATTCACACCAGAGCAAATCGGCCTCAATGCTGCACGCGAAATCATTGCAACCGAATTAGCACGCGCCGTGGGTATTCCGGCTTACTTTATTGATGCGCCGACTGGATCATCCATGACCTATGCAAACGCCCAGACGGCGCGTCAAACCTTGTTGGATTTCTCATTGCTGCCGCTGATGAATTCAATTTCATCAAGGCTTTCAATGCCAGATTTCACGCCATCAACACAGCGCGTAGAATTTGATCTCAAGGCGTATTTGCGCGGATCAGAAAAAGAGCGTGCAGACATTTACAAGATTTTGTTTGAAATTGGCGCGATCACCACCGATGAAATTCGACAAATGGAGGACATGATCTCATGAAGCTAACAACACCAATGCAAATCACGGCAGCTGATTCCAATGAACGCACCATCAGCGGTCGCATCGTTGCATTTAATGAGCACGCAAACGCATCAACAGGCAAAGTTGTTTTTGCTCGTGGATCGATCCAACCACAAGATGTTTTTTTGAATCTTGAGCATGACAACACACGCAGAATTGGCAAGAGCATTGCCATGAGTGTGAACGACAAAGAAATGACAGCGACTTTCAAAATTGCAAACACAACAGCCGGAACAGATGCATTGACAGAGGCCATGGAAGGCCTACGCGATGGATTCTCAATTGAGTTGGCTGTGGACAATTACGAAATGCAAAAGGACGGCACAATGAAGGTCATTAATGGCCAGCTCACAGCCGTTGCATTGGTTACTGAGCCAGCTGTGCGATCAGCTCGCGTTTCTGAGGTAGCCGCATCAGAGGATTCTGAAACTGAAACAGTTACAGAGACAACAAACCCAAATGAAGGAGACAAGATGGACAACACTACCGAACCAGTAGCTCCTGCCGTTGAACCGGTAGCAGCTCCAGAAGTCGCACCTGTACAGGCATCCCGCCCGGCTTACTACACAGCACCACGCTCACCAATCGTGGACAAGGTTTCATACCTTGAGCACTACCTCAAGGCAAGCATTTTGCATGATGAGGATTCACGCCAGTATGTAAAGGCAGCGGATAACACAACCTCAACAGCTCCGGGCATGGTGCCAACACCACAGAGCACACAGGTTGTCAATGCGCTTGCAAATGCAGATCGCGGAACAATCGATGGAATCAGCCGTGAAACTCTAGTGAGCGAAGGCATGACATTTGAAATTCCTCGTGTCACAGCTGTGCCAACAGTTTTGCCAATTGCAGAAAATGGCGCAATCACAGAGTCATCACTTTCAGCGACTTATCTATCAGTTAGCGTGCAGCCTTTCAAGGGTCGCGCGATTTCAACAGTCGAATTGATCGACCGCAGCCGTCCAGAGTATCTGACAGCTCTATTGCAAAACCTTGAGTTTGCATACGCAAAAGAGACAGATGAGTACGCATTGGCAGCAATGCAAGCAGCTGTCACTACCACAACAGCACAGGCAGCAAACTCAGCAACCGGATTCCTTGGATACACATCTCAGGCAGCCGCATCTGTTTATGGCTCATCACTAGGTTTTGCTCGCTCATTAATCGTTTCACCAACACAATGGGGAAACATCATGGGTTACAACGACAATGGCACACCTCTTTACAATGCAGCACAGCCATCAAATCAGGCTGGCAATGTTCGCGGTGATTCATTGCGCGGTGTAGTTTCACCGGGTCTAAATCTTTATGTTTCACGCTCATTTGGTAACGCTGGCACAACAACTGCCGATGGCGATTCATCAATGGTCGTTGTGAACCCAGATTCATACACATGGTACGAATCTCCACGCTTTACGCTACGCACGAACATCAACAGCGATGGAACAATTGACATCCTTTACTATGGCTACGGCGCACTAGCTGCCAAGGTGCCAAATGGTGCACAATTTAATAACCTCGCTTAATTAACAATCAATCATCAATGGCGGTCGCTCCCGAACGCTGTTGATACGAAAGGAACCGAGATGCCAGCAATTGTCACAGCCTCACAGCTGAGGTCGATCCTTGGTGTCTCGGTTTCTTTGTATTCTGATGCTCAATTGGATTCATTTATTGATTCAGCTGAGCAAACGATTTTGCCTCTACTTACTCAATACCAATCATCGGTGACTTTTGCCAATGTAAGTGATTCCGTCATTTATTTCACCACACAGCGGCCAAATTACTTTGTGCCGGGTCAATCTGTTGTTGTTACCGGGGCCGGAACTTACAGCGCGACCTACACAGTCACCGATGATCGGATTGAGCCTTACCTTTTCACAGCTGCAACAGCGGCAGCTGATCGCACATACCCATTGCCTTTTATTCCAAACGCAACAGCGACTTTGAGTGGTGGATCGGCCGCGGCTTTGTACGCGAACACACCACCAATTGAAAACGCAATCTTGGTTGTAGCCGTTGAGATTTTTCAGAGCATCACAGCTCCGGGCAACCAAATCATGTCAGACAATTTCCAGCCGGCACCATTTATCCTCGGCCGCAGCTTAAGCAATAGAGTAATTGGCCTTTTGGGGCCATTTCTCGATGTCGAAACGATGGCTCAATGAGTATTGAATCAGCCATCCGCACACCTCTCAAAACAGCTTTGTCATCTATTGCTGCCAATGTGTACAACGGCATCCCAGAGACGATGACCAGCCCATCAATTTGCTTGATTCCAGATGCACCTTATTTGGAAAGCGTTTTGATCGGCAAAAACACAACAAAGGTCAAGGTCAATCTGACTGTGACTGGTGTTGTGGGATACGCCAACAATGCCGCAGCTTTGGACAATCTCGAAACATTGATGATCTCAATCATTGCGGCAATGCCAAATGGCTATGAGGTCGGAAATGTCAATCAACCACAACCTTTGGAAGTCGGTGCCGGTAAGTACCTCACGGCCGATCTCCAAGTATCCACATACTACAATCAATAGGAGAAAACATGGCCACAACTATCATCACCGGCAGAAATGTGAGCTTTAGCATCGATGGGGATACTTTTGATGCACAAGCAACATCTGCAATCTTGACTGTTGATTCAACGATCAACACATACCAGACATTAGACGGCAAGGCGTATTACACAACCGATACTCAAGGCTCATTTGCTGTTGAGATGTTGGCTGATTGGGGCGTGGCCTCATCGCTTTGCGAAATGCTTTGGAATTCAGCTGAGACAAACCCAAACACACCTTTGGCTGTCATCCTAGAAGCTGAAACAGGCACCACTTTCAACTTTACTGTCCAGCCGATTTTTCCATCAGCTGGAGGCACAGCACCAGATGCACAGACAGTCTCAATGACTTTTACCTGTGTGACAACACCTACATTGGCATAGTGAGAGGAAATCGGGAGCATGAAACTACCAATCACAATTGAATTCGCATCAGGGGAGAGCGCGACCTATACCGCGCTCCCACCGGAGTGGATGAAATGGGAGAACAAAACCGGAAACACAATTCAGCAAGTATCTGAGAAATTGGGAATTGCTGATCTAATGTTTTTGGCGTATCACGCAATGAAGCGCGAGGCAGCCGGCAAAACTGTCAAGCCTTTTGAAGTCTGGTGCGAAACTGTGAGTGACATAAACATGGGAGAAACCCAAAACCCAAAAGCTACGAATCCGGATCAATAAACCGGATTCTTTGGGAATTGGCCATCCACACAGGATTGTCACGATCGGAGTTTCAAACCGCTGAGGATATTTTAACCGCTTTTGAGATACTGAGGATAAGAGATGGCAACTGATCCAATCACTTACAACAAGAGTGATTTGCGTGGCATCATCAGAGCTTTCAAAGCCATGGATGAGGAAGCTGTCGCACAGGCCAAAGGCGTTTCAAATGGATTGGCCACTTATGTGCAATCCAAAATCATTTCAGCATCAGCCAGCCGACCAAATAGAGCAGCCAGCAAAATTGCTCAAGGATCAAAAGTAAGCAAATCATCAAAGGTCGGTGAAATTTCATTTGGATTTGTGTCTCAAAAATTCAGCGGCGGCGGTACAACTCAACAGCTTTGGGGCGGCTATGAATTCGGATCAAACAAATACAAGCAATTTCCGGTGTGGTCTGGAAGGTATGGTCGTGGATCGCGTGGATGGTTTATCTATCCAACATTGCGCGCCGAACAGCCACATATCATTGCTCAATGGGAAAATGCATTTTCTAAGATTTTGAAGGAGTGGTGATGGCCGGTCAATCAAGAACACTCAAGCTGTCGATTCTGGCAGATGTTGATGAACTCAAAAAGAGCCTCAATGTAGGCTCAAAGGATGTCGATGGTTTTGCCGGCAAAATTGGAGATTTCAGCAAAAAAGCTGCATTGGCTTTTGCTGCCGCAGCTGCCGCAGCTGGTGCCATGGCGGTCAAAATCGGCGTGGATGCTGTTAAAGCTGCCAGCGATTTGGGCGAGACGATTTCAAAGGTCAATGTGCTATTTGGTGACACAGCCAAAGACATTGAAAAATTTGCCGATGGAGCTGCCACATCATTGGGCCAAACAAAGCAACAGGCATTGGATGCAGCTGCCACATTTGCAACATTTGGAAAATCTGCCGGACTGAGTGGCAAGGATTTGGGCAAATTCTCAACAGATTTTGTGAAATTGGCTTCCGATTTAGCTTCATTCAATAACACATCACCAGAGCAAGCGATCAATGCCATTGGATCGGCATTGCGTGGAGAAGCTGAACCATTGCGCCAATATGGAGTTTTGCTTGATGATGCATCATTGAAACAAGCTGCATTGGAATTGGGCATCATCAGCACAACCAAAAATGCATTGACACCACAACAAAAGGTGTTGGCTGCACAAGCATTGATCTATCAACAGACATCAGCTGCACAAGGCGATTTTGAGCGAACCAGCGATGGTCTGGCCAACCGAACAAGAATTCTCACAGCTCAATTGGAAAATGCCAAAACCACAATTGGTCAAGCATTGCTGCCAATTGTTTTGGAATTAGCCACAGTATTTTCAGAAAAAGTCATTCCAATTGTTCAAAAGGTCACAGATGCTTTCAGTTCAAAATCAGATGGCATGGGCGGCACATTGGAAAATTTGGCCAATTCGATCAAAAGCTTTGTGCAACCAATTTTTGAAGGTTTCAAATCGGCTTTTGATAAAATCAAAGACACAATTGTGGAAAACAAAGATGAATTTCAAGCATTTTTCAATGTTGTAAAAGCGGCCGCACCAATCATTGGAAATGTGATCGGTAAAGCTTTGAGCGTGATCGGTGATATTGCCAGCGTGGTGATCAATGTTTTTGCAAATGCTTTGGGTGCGATTCAAGGTCTTATCAACAAAGCCATTGACTTTGCAAACATTGCAATTCGCGTGACAAACATTTTGAAGCCGGGTGCCGACATTCCATCGATCAGCAAAATCGGCACAGGCGGCGGAAGCACATCAACAGGCCCATTGGGGAATTTCTCAATGAGCACAGGATCGACAAGCACATCCGGCGGTGGAATTAGCTTAGGTGGCACAACTGGAGGCGGCTCGACTAGTGGCGGCACAAGCGGCGGAAGCACCGGAGGCGGCACATCAAGCCTAGCCAATGCCGTTTCAACTGTCACAAAAAAGGTCACAAAAGTGGTCGATGATGTGGCTGGAGCTTTTGATAATTTCACCAGCGGCACAACCACTTTGGCCGGAGTTATGGCAGCTTCAAACCAGCCATTTGCATTTGGCACATCCGGTGTAAATACAAACACGCTTGCTGGCATCATGGCCGCATCGGCAAAACCAAATGTGACAGTCAATTTTAACGGCATCACAACCGATCCGGAAGGCACAGCGCGTGTGCTTGTTGATACTCTCAATAATTCTTACTATCGAGGCACAGGCGGTGCAACCGCTTTGGTTGCTATCTGATGACACTATTTAACCCGGTCTGGCGCGTGACCATTGGTGGTATTCAATATCAAACCGCTATTTTGGCCAATTTAACAATCACCAGCGGTCGCACAAATATCTATGAACAGGCACAAGCCGGATATACCAATTTGGAAATTATCAACCTTGATCAATCAAATGTTGCAATTGCCATCAATGATGCAATCACAATTGAATTGCAAGATTCGACAGCAACATTTGTGCCAATCTTTGGTGGATCGGTTGTAGATGTCACAATTGCGGTCGCTGAGGTCGGCTCGGTCGATTATGCACAACGCATCAGCATCATTGCTTTAGGTGCATTGGCTAGATTGCCAAAAGCATTGACCGATGGCGTTTTAAATGATGATTTTGATGGTGATCAGATTTATACAATTTTGAGTCAAGTTTTGTTTAGCTCGTGGGAGGAAGTACCAGGAGCACTCACATGGGCCACATACGATCCGACTACTCAATGGCAAGATGCCGAAAACACAGGATTGGGCGATATTGATCGGCCCGGCAATTACGAGCTTGAAAATCGCGGATCAAACACCATTGATGTTTATTCATTGGTTTCAGCTTTGGCCACATCCGGACTCGGTTATATTTTTGAATCCGCAACTGGCCAAATCGGGTATGCCGACAGTACACATCGAACCAATTATTTGGCAGCAAATGGATATGTCGATCTCACGGCCAATCATGCTTTGGCATCGGGATTGAGCATCCAATCTCGCGCCGGCGATGTTAGAAACACCATCACTCTCAGATATGGCAACACATCCAATTTAGAAGTCAGCGCGGTTGATCCGGAATCGGTTGGCTTGTATGGACAATTGGCACAGATTTTTAGCACAACCATCAAACATCAGGCAGATGCACAGGATCAAGCTGATTTTTATCTAACTTTGAGAGCTTACCCACGATTCAATTTTTCCAACATCACATTTGAGCTGACCAATCCAGAGCTTGATGACAATGACCGGGATGCTTTGATCAATGTTTTCATGGGGATGCCGGTGAATATCGCCGATCTGCCATTGAATATGAATTCCGGCGATTATCTGGGTTTTGTTGAAGGCTGGACATTTTCTGCCCGATACAATCAGATCAGCATTTCAATGATCGTTTCTCCGGTTTCATTCTCATTGCAAGCCATGCGATGGAACGATGTGCCGGTGGTCGAAACATGGAGCACAATCAATCCAACTTTGGATTGGATCAATGCCACGATTGTGGCGTAAGGAGCAAAAATGAGTAATCCAACGAGTAATTTCAATTGGCAAATGCCGACCAACACAGATTTGGTCTCTCAATTGCCAGCTGATTTTGAGGTATTTGGTCAGGCGGTTGATACATCGTTGGCTGATCTCAAAGGCGGCACATCCGGTCAGGTTTTGGCCAAGAATTCAAACACCGACATGGATTTTGTGTGGGTGGCACAGGATGATTCCAATGCAATTCAAAATGCCATTGTTGATGCCAAAGGCGATTTGATTGCAGCAACGGCAGCTGATACACCGGCGCGCTTGGCGGTCGGTACAAATGGACAGGTTTTGACAGCTGATTCAACGGCTGCAACAGGATTGGCATGGACTTCACCAGTTAGCGGAAGCATGACTTTGCTGAGCACGACAACCGCATCAGGTGCGAGCACGACTGTCAGCGGTATTTCAGGTGCTTACAACACACTCAAAGTCTATCTTTTGGGTATTGCATACAATTCCAATGACAATTTCTTTTTTAGGCCAAATGGCAATTCAGCGATCACATCTTATTCGGGCGTAAACTACACACCAGCAGCAATTTCAACGATGAACGGCGATATGAACATTGGTGCAAATGTTACGGCTGGTCTTGCTTTGCGTTCGGTTGCAATTACCATTGATAACTATGCAAGTACCTCGCACTATAAATCGTTTTTATCTTATGGAATTGTGAACGCTGGTGATCGACCAGCTTTGATTGCTGGCTCAATTGGTACTACAGCCGCAATCACATCTTTCACAATTATCAATCCAACCGCTACATTTTCAGGTGGCACGATTCTAGTTTATGGGGTGAACTAATGACTAAGCCAATGATTCGAATTCACGACATCGAAACAAATGAAGTTATCGATCGTGAAATGACAAATGCGGAATTTGATGACTATCAAGAATTACAGGCAAAAACTGAAGCTGACAAAGCTGCACTTGTTAAAGCCGAAGCTGACAAAGCCGCGTTGCTAATTAAATTGGGCATCACCGCTGAGGAAGCCAAGCTTTTATTGTCATGACATTTCCACAAGGCACATTGCCGCGTTTGATTCAGGTTGCGCTGGCCGAAGTCGGCACAGCTGAAACAGGCAACAATGAAACAAAGTACGGCAAATTCATGAAGGCCGACAAGCTGCCATGGTGCGGAAGTTTCTTGAATTGGTGTGCCGATCAAGCCGGTGTCAAGGTGCCAAATGTTGTCAGCACAAGAGCTGGTGCCGAGGCATTTCAGAAAGCCAAGCAATGGCACACCACACCAAAGATTGGCGATTTTGTTTTCTTTGATTTCATCATCGATGACAAAACCACAATCAATCACATTGGCTTGGTAATCCGGGCATCGGAAAAACAAATTGTGACAATTGAAGGCAACACATCAGCTGGTGCAAGTCAGCGAAATGGCGGTGAAGTCATGGTGAAATCAAGAGCTTTGGGAGCACGCTCATTTGTTGTCGGTTACGGCCGGCCAACTTATGAGCCATTTTCCGGTGATTTACCGGATCGACCAAAAGGAGAAAAATAATGGAGCAAGCAAAAGCAATTGCGGCATCATGGGCGCGCTCATACATCGCGGCAGCTTTGGCCGTGTACATGGCCGGCGGATCAATCGAACAAATGGCAATGGGTGGCGTGGCAGCTGTTGTGCCTGTCATTTTGCGCTGGTTAAATCCAGCTGACAAAGCTTTCGGATCAACGGGGAAATGATTCCGAAACTATGCGCGGCCAGCTTAGCTTTGATCCTTTCGCTAAGTCTGGCCGGGTGTGGTTATCAAGGATGGGTGCGATACCCATGCCAATTGTATGAAAATTGGGAAAACCCAGAGTGCAAAAAACCACAATGCAAGGTGACTGGTACCTGTACGGAGGATTTAATAGGCGATGGCGGCTAAGAGTAAAGAGCGATTAAGCCAAGAGGACATCAAGGCACGGCTGATGTTTCTCATTGGCTCGGTTTTATCATTTGTCTTTTTAATTGTCACATTGGGCATCACTTATGCATTGATTTTTGTGACACAGCCAATTGGCGCACAAGCTCCCAATGATGCAGCTTTCATTGATCTGCTCAAGACTTTGGCAATTTTTCTCACCGGATCATTGGGGGTGTCTTAGCCGCCTCAAAAAAACGACCGCCTTTGACTAAATTGCACTTTTGGCACATTTGCCTCAAATTCCACATTTCATCGCTCCCACCCAATCTCTTTGGAATCACATGATCGATGTGCATTGGGCCGTCCGTTGTGCCACATTGCTGACAACAACCATCACGCTTGAGCACCATCTCTCTGATCTTTCTCCAACGAGTTGTGCTGCCATCCTTCCAAGCTCTTGACATCAATGCCACCCATGCTTTCGCCAATGAGCCAAAGCTCCATTGCAAATCTTGCCTTGATACCTGTGATCGATGTATCTCAAGCTCCAATCAATCATGCGAAAGCCATCGAGGTTTCGATACTTTGTATTACGCATTTGACCAAGCCCAAAGTGATTGCCATTTGGATTGATTGCCTCAACACGCCAATTGCTTTCTTTTGTGATCAATGTGTTGAAACATTGGAATTCTTTGTAATTAACAATCCTTGAGTGTGCATAAAGCTTCAATGAATCAATGCTTGGTTTTGCATCTTGTGTGGCCTGTGCCGGTGTTGCTATTGCAAGACATAGCCCGGCCAATAGCACCAAGCATCGCTTGCGAGCTATCCGCCACAGCGGCTCGCCCACGAGCATGGAGCGTATCGATAAAGTCAAATAGGATGCAACATTGAGCGTGCGCTTGGGCGTTTCCAACAGCCTGTGCACAAAGCCTGTGGATAACTTTTTCATTTGCTACCCCATCCGTTACCTTTGAACACAGCTGGTGTTGCAGCCCAAATGCGTGTCATTGGTATCGCACACGCCATGCAATTGCCAGCATCAACATCACCATCAGCATCGATGGCACGATTGATGATTGCCATGGTGCCGCATTGATCGCATTTGAATTCATAGCTTGGCATCTGAAAGCTCCTCAATCCTGTCATCATCGACAAGCTTGATCCCAAATGTGCCACATCCCATGCATTGAGCGAACCACTCATGCTCTGTAAGTTCGGCACCTTTCTTGAGGCCATGGCGTTGCTTGGCCTTGCCGTAAAGCTTTTTGCAGATTGAACAATCAAATTGCAGGATGTGCATAGTTGCTCCTCATAAGTGTTTCGATGGGTTGCAGGTTGATTTGTGGCACGCTCCAATTGTTTTGTGATGCGTTTCGATAGCGTGGTTTCTTAGCTACGGCCACAGGCATCCAGCCAACGATGTGCATTTTGGGTGTCTGGCCAACGACAAGCACGGCAATGTCGCGATCATGGCGATCTGAATCCTGAATCCATAGATTGCTGTCCGGATTGGCTGACCACTTGACCTCAATGTGCTCGCCCACATCGGCTTTTGACTTATCCCATGTGGTGCCCGGTGCGTAGTCATAACCCAATCGCTTGGCCACAATCCACTCAGCTGCCATTGATTCGGCCATCTGTGCAACATACTCAAACCACGATGGTGTTTTGTGCCATCTGGTCGCATGATCTGCATTGCGATCCTTGCAATGTTCCACAGCTGAAATGATGCATTGGATTTCCTCAATTCTTGTAATCATCGGCAATCACCACAAAACCAAATGATGTTGTCTTTTGAGTCATAGCCTTTTTGGTATCCGAATTTGTCAAGCTTTCTCAGCTGTGAGCATTTGTCGCATTGCTCAATTTTGTATTCCTCAACAATTTCGCCATTGCACATCAGCTTGGCCATCATCTGTTGTGGATAGATGATTTCAACAAAGTCGCTCATACTTGTGGCTCCCATTTTCCGGTTGAGCGTAAGACATACCAGCGTGGTGTGCATTGGGTTGCCTTTGTGCGCTCTGTGCAGAAATAGCCACCCCATGACTTTGGAGCACCATCATGAGATTGCTTCCAGATCATGTGCCCATGTGAGCATTGAGGTGCCTCTTGTACTAGCTCTCCACCCAATTGCTTGGCAATTTCCTCCATCGATGATCCTAGTGATGGGATGCCTGATTGCTCAGCTTCATCGGCTGTCTTATAGCTTGGCACATCACCAAATTTGGTTGTCCAATAGTCATAATCCTGTGGCTTGCTGGCATCATTGACCTTGACTTGCTCCATGACCTCTTTTGTGGCTTTCTCTGTGCCACCCAAAACCAAGGCCATCACGCGCATCAAAGCCGAGGTGGTCGTATCCTCGCAAAACCAGCGTTTCATGTTTGGGTTGTATGCCTCACGATAGCCGAAAGCGTAATCAATGCCGGCTGGCTCTGTTTCCTCTTGATTGCGCCATGCTTTCGCTTGTACCAGCACATAGCCTTTCTCAGCATTGAATTCAACGATGTGAGCTTCCAATCGGCCTTGTGGAAATGTCTTGATCCAGCGATCTGTGCGCTCTTTGTTGCCTTCGTAGTTTTCTAGAAATCCGGCCATTAGTTGTTCACCTTGTCAATCTGTGAAATGTGGCGAGATACAGCTCGGCCGCGTGTATAGCCTTGTCGCTGGCCTTCCTTGAATCCGACCGAATAAGACATGACAGCCCATAAGGCTCCAGCGATCACCATCATGATCACAATTGATGCTTCGTTCATTTGTTGCTCCCGATTCTGGGAGCCGCGTATCAGCTCCCGAAATAGAGAGTGACAGGATCAGCCGACAAATTCAACAATCACGCTCAAATCATGGCGTGTCGCTACCAGATAAACGCCTCTCAATGGCTTTCTCGTATTCTGACTTTTGCTTGTCTTTCAAGCCGTTGGATGCTAAGACACCACCCAATGACCCGGTGAGAAAGATTGCCAAGGTTTTGAGCAGATCGATGAAAGCTGCATCATTGGGAGCTTGTGCCCCAATTGGCTGTGTCACAAAGATCAATGCGTATGTGATGCCAAGAGTTACAATCAAAAACACAATTGACAAAACGGCACCGATGAGAAACATCAGCCGCGCTTTGATTTCCTCTTGGCTCAATCTGTCTCGGTGTCTAGAAGCCATCGCCTACCAAATCCTCCGAACAGGTACCAGTCACCTTACATTGCGGTTTTTGGCACTCTTTGTTTTCCCAATTTTCATGCAATTGGCATGGGTATCGCACCCATCCATCGTAACCACAGGCGGTAAGGCTTAGCGAAAGGACAAAGGCCAAGCCCACCGCGAGTGATTTCCGGATCATTTCCCCGTTGATCCGAAAGCTGTATCAGCTGGGTTCAGCCATCGCAAAACGACCGGCACGACAGCTGCAACGCCACCCATTGCCATTGCCTTGAGATCGCCACCAGCCATGTACACGGCCAAAGCTGCCGCGATGTATGAGCGGCCCCATGAGGCCGCAATTGCTTTTGCTTGATCCATTATTTCTCTCCTTTTGGTCGATCTGGCAAATCACCAGAAAAAGGCTCATAAGCTGGTCGGCCATA